CAGCATTCTCTCTGCCGCATCTTCACTTTCGATCTGATTGCTTAGGCGCAATTCACTTGCCGCCTGGTTGCTCCCTGGCTTTTCGGTTTACTCAGCTTTAGGAGCTCTTCCTTCCTGACAATCTTCAGAAGGACTTTTAAAGAACGATTGATTGATGTAAGAATATTAGCCCATGGCTAAGCAAAAGTAAAGGCCAAATGGCTAATAAATACATAGCTGACAGCTAAGTATTTTCCATACCTGTATTTTTTAGGCAACAAAAAAGCCGCTCTCGCGGCAAAAGAAAACCGCCCGGAGGCGGTAATGTTTCTTTTCTTCAAATTTAAGCGACCATGCTCAGAATTACTTCTTTTCCTTCTTCTGGATTTGTAACAGATTCGAAGCGAATATTTCTTCTTCTAGCCAGAGTATTAAAAGCATCAAGGGATCTTGCCCTTGTATTGTTGTCGTAAAACGATTCTTGTATAAGTAACAAAGAATTGCTCATGTTTTCTCTAGCATCCATAAGATCCAGGACGTATCTGCGAAGAATGTCGGTATCGTTCTTTATCCTATCTTCTCTGAGCACGCCCATCTGAGATATCAATTTTTTTGAGTAGAAGCTGTAGTCCACATCAAAGCCACTAACATTTTTTTTGACGTTGAAGTTTTCTTCTAAATCAGCTCGTTCGGAAATAACCAATTCTTTTATACCTCCTACAAAAGCTTTTCTGCTTCCATTCTTAGAAGAGGATGATGCTAATGAATTCTCATACTCCTCAAAGGTAGTTAAGCCAGATTGGGACATAATCGCTTGTTCAATCAGGCTAAGGCGATCATCACAAAAGGTATTAATTTGTGCTCCTAATCGAACGCCAGTTAGAGGCATTATCAGTTCTTCGTCTGTCTTAGATGCCTGTTTGTTTAGAGAGTCAATTACGAAGTCTATTATGGATGCAGCTTGTTTTTTCTGAGATCTGCAAAGAACACTCAAGACCCGGTCAGGAATAATTCTTTCAACAAAGCGTTCTCCCTGAATTTCACCCTGAACCCCTACCATTAGAGCTTCTTCTGAACCATAGACCGGCGTCCATAAAACTGGAGACCAAGAAGCTTCATATTTAGGTAATTGTGGGAATGGAATGATCATGTTAGGTCCTCTTGAATACGAAACAATGGAGGATTAGGACTCCTGTCGGCCAGAAGGTTTTTAATGTTGATTTGATTGTTCTCCAGAAGTTTAGCAATTCGAGATGCTTCTTCCCAGAAAAGGGCAGATAGTTCTTCAACATCGAACTCTAAAAAGTCTTGCAAAGAGGTAGAACCGAGAAGCGGAGGAAACTTCTCTGCAATTTTTTGACATTTAACTACCTCCCTGTCTATTTGCTCTTGACTTAAGATGACAGGCAAGACAGCTTGAATCAATTTATTTAAAGATGTTCCATCAGGGGGACGGCTGCCAAATGTAAGACCATGGTCAATTAAAACGTAGTCTTGATCACCAGCCCAAAGAATATTGCCTAGATTTCGATCAGTATTCTGGATTAGTTCATCAAAAGCAGCGGTTTTTGAAAAACTTTTCCATGAATAAAGTTTGTTGATTACATCTTTGATCAATAGATCGTCTTGTCTGAAAAGCTGACAAAGATTGGGATGTTTTAAAAAACCGCAAGCATACATAACAGTCCCGGTTTTTTCATCTAAAACCAAATATTGCGAAGGTACAGGTAAATCTAATATAGAGGCTACGCACGCAGAAAAAAACTCTCTGGCCATTTCTTCAACTGGCAATGATGGTTTAAGCACCACTGAGACTTGTTCTTGTTCTCTCGTATAAATCATCCCCGTTTTTATTACATTCAGAGTTCTTTTAGGTTGATTATTTGCAAAGAGAAGAACTCCTAAACCAATTTTAAATTTTTCCATTTGATCGCCGTTATTGCTTATGAGAGACACTTTTTTAACTAAGGCCGTTAAAACTTCGCCTTCTATATCTTGTTAAACGCTCCAATGAAAATGTTGATATCTTGGCCATTGAGCTTATATTCCCTTCGCCTGGCGTCTCGTGTGATAGCGATAGATAGATCTTTGCCTTTGATAATTTGCTGAGCTCTAAGCAGGGAAATGTGGTCAGAAGGGATAACGGCATACGAGGAGTGACGACCGTCTCGCATGACAAAAACGTAGTACGGAGAGTAAGGCAGGTTGTTTGTGAATTGTTTCTCTGGCACTTTAAAGCTGAAGGTGTGGGTACCTTCTTCCACTACCGTTGTCTTTACCTGGACATAGTTGAATTTGCCGTCCTTCTCGGTGATTAGGTCAACTCCTTCATCAACAGCCATCATAGAAACGTTATAGCCGAGGAAAAGGAGCTCGGAGGCAACTGCAAATTCACCGCCTTTGCCAAAGAAATTCGTTGATACGTTCTCAACGGCAACCTTGGGAATTGGTACAACCGGAGCCGTGGCAGTTCGCTTAAGACGGTAAAACCCTTTTCTTTTTGATCCATCTTTGTTTGTTGGCTTTGAAAAAATTGGGTTCTGGGTCTTCAAGTGAGCGGCCAAAGCGGTAGAAAGTTTTGCCATGAAATCATCCGGAGGAAGACCTAAATTTTTATTGAGAGAAACTGCTATGTCAGTTATTTCTCTTACGTGCATGACGGGTTTGTTCGCCTGCATGATTTCTTTGGCCACTTGGAGGATTGGAGGTAATGTGCGTGGTGTCATAGGATTCTTTCTTATAGTACGTTTGGTAGGTTGCGTCTTGCGAATGAATGAGAATTCCGTCTGAACTGGCTTTCTGATAGGGAGCTCTTCAGCCTCCAAATGGAATTCTTCTGGCTCATAAGCCAAAAGTAGGACTTCCTCTTTGACACTTTCTTCCGGAGGTTTCTCTTTATTTTTGAGGCCGAAAATCCCTAAAAGCCATTCTCTGATTTTCATTTTTAGTCATACCGTTTCAGGTTCAGCGAATTAACCATACGTCCGAAAACGATCACTCTGCTTTCAACTTCAGCTAGACGGATTTCAAAAGGGTCATATAGACGATTGTCAGAAATGAAGCGGAGACTGCCTGGTACTCGTTGCACCCGTTTCAAATAAAGGTCGTTATCAATGAGCACGCAGAAAACGCCGTCACGTTTTGTAATCTCAGTGTCAAACCTGTCAATCACAACCAGATCGCCGTTCTTCAGGGTAGGCTCCATAGAATCTCCGGCTGCAGTGATGATTTCATAACCATTTTCACGGATCTGACTGATGTTTTCTTTGAACCAAACACGTGAGACGCCCATGAGATCTACATAGGCCTCATCCTCATAATTTTGTACTCCTGAAGCACCGCAGCAAGCAGAAACATTCAGGCGCCGCAAATAGATCAAATCATCCTCTTCGGGGAATGCTTCACCTGAATGGTCGGCATCCATCCAGCCGTAACCTAAAGACAACTTAGTTTCAATTTCTCGGGCCATTGTGTCACCCATGATGCGTGGCCGACCCGTACCGGAATGAACTGATCCCTTCCTTATCTGAGAGAGAGTTGCATCCTTTCTGTTTCGTCCCAATTGGGCATTCAAATTGGCGATTGACCCATAACGCTCAATGAGGATATTCAGGTTTTCTCGTCTTATTTCAGTCGAAGTTTTCATAAATCTCTCCTTGAGAATAAATATAAGCCAATAGCTAAGTTGTCATTAGCCATATTGCCTGTATATAATATTAGCCAATGGCTATGCAAATAGAGAAATAAATATGAAACTTCGCAAGTGGTTAAAGAGCCAGCCGAGAGGAACCTTATCCAGGCTTGCTCGTTTTGTGGGCGTAAAAATTCCCAGTGCGCACAAGTGGGTGACGGAAAAATCCTGTCCGAAGCTGGCGCACTGCGAAAGGATTTCCTTGTTCACACAAGGGAAAGTGACATACAAAGATTTCATGTAACTGGGTGCCTTATGTCTTACGTTCTGTCATTCAAAGCAGGGAAGCTGACTGTTGGTAGTGCAGCAGAAAAGGCCGTCCTCCGTTGTTTGTGTGATTACGCAAACGAGGACGGATCAAGCTGTCGTCCTGCCACCAGTACGATCTCTGCCGAAACAGAACTGAACAAGAAAACAGTTTTCAAGGCTGTGGCAAGTTTGGCTGGGGCTGGCTGGATTGAAGTGTCTTCTCTTAACGGACGGCAGAATTTCTATCAGATCAACGTCGCCAAAATTGAAGCTGCTTTCCTGGAGACAAAGGCGGACAAACAGCAAACCAATACCAAAATTGGTACCGGTGTTAATTTTGGTACCGGTACCAAAAACGGTAGTGGAACCAATACCAAAAACGGTACCAAAACCAGTACCAAATTTGGTACCAGTACCAAAAACGGACCGATACCAGTACCAAAAACGGTACACAACTCAGTCAATACTCAGTCAATTATTAATACTTCTAAAGAAGTATTTGTCAGTAGAGCCGAGGACGGCTCTCCAGACGCCCCTGAGGATACAGAGAAAGATCCACAGGAATTCGATCTCACGGAGCCAAAAAAGGAACTCACTCCGAAACAAAGATCAGCCCTTATCGGCTCCCATTGTCCGCATAAAAAAATCATTGAGCTCTATCACCAGTGCTTGCCAGAACTGCCGCGCATCAGAGTTTGGTCAGAAGCAAGAAAGAAAACACTAGCCGCACGCTGGAGACAGGTAGCAAAGGACAGAGAAATCCAAACCGAGAAAGAAGGGCTGGACTTCTTTGAAGGGATGTTCAAGTTCATCAGCAGATCTCCTTTCTTACTGGGAGAGAACGAACGCAACTGGCGACCTGATCTCGGCTGGATCATCAAAGACGAAAACATGACAAAAATCATTAATGGGAATTACCACCATGACTAATTTCAGAGATGTCGATTTCAACTCTCAAGAGAAGAAAGACAAGAAGGGCAAAGAACAGCAGCAGAAGCCAAAGGTCTATGAAAAACTTTGTGGTGTACACGGTTGTCCCTGCACCGTCTGGTGTGGGCAGTTGGCTCAAGGCATAACGGTTTGCGATTTCCACGAAGGCGTTAGAAGGGATGATCTTGGTACGGTCACGGCCGGTATCTACCAGTACAAAGACTTGATAGACCTGGCAGAACGACTGCTTAGAGACTACAAACTCATTGACGACTATCAGTCAAATTACAACCATCCTCATGTCGTCCAGACACTAACCGATTACTTCTGTTCAATCGGAATTCCTGAGTTGTCCCCAAAAACTAATATCCCGTGCCCGCACATTGAAGGGAAGCAACGATACAGAGACGAGAGCGCATACGAACTCGGCAACAGAATCAAAAAATGGGTTAAGGCCAAGATCGTTAAGCCATCAATGATTGAGGACAGCGACGAGAACCAGAAGGGCAAGACCATTGAACAGCTATCCCCGCTCACCACATACGTGAACGAACTTAAACGCCGCGCCATCCAGAAGCAGCAGGATGACGAGACATATTTTTAGGAGGCCGCGATGTCTGATTCAACCTGGACACTCTTAATGATCGTGCTGGCCCCAGTCGTGTTTATCAATCTTCTCATATTCGGGCTACTCGTGAGAGCGGCTTTCCAACTCAGCCAGGAGAAACATCATGAGGTTTGATTTTTCTTATCTACTCAAATCGCTCGGTTGGATGGGCGGTTTGCTTTATCTGGCTGATGTCGGATGGTTTGCTTACGACGGCTCAAACATTGATTACTGCCTGGCATTCCTGATCGGCATTGTGATTGGAGCGGTCATCAGCTCCTTCAGGAGAAAACCATGAGCGGGTGCTGCTTGTATTGCAAATACGCGGGATCAGGTTGGATCAGTACTAAAGACGGATCTATCCACGTAGATAAACATGAGGACTTTTACAAAGCCATGAATATCTACTGCAACAACCCTGAAACAGGAATGGATGGTCAGTGTTTTCAAATCTCGTTCGTTCGGTGTTCTCGTTTTGAACGGGCTACCGATGAACGAATCCAGAAGCGAATTGAATTTTATTCAAAGTTTCCGAGATTCAAGACGCACGCAGAACTAATCGCACAAAGACGATAACCAACTAAGGAGAAAACCAATGGAAGATTTTGAAATCCTAATTCTTATTTTCAACATCATCACCTTTGCAATAGCAGTGGGAGCTTGCATCTTGTACTCAAATCTGGAACTTCTGCACAGATGTACCAGGTCGGCTCTTGAGCTTGCTGAGGAAGACATTGAAAAGCTCCAGGCAGAAATCGACTTTCTGAAAAAGAACAACGACTAAGGAGCAGATATGGGAAAAGCACAGAGAACTAAAGGAGCGACTGGAGAGCGCGAAGTCTGCGATCTCATATTCCAAAACCTAGGTATACAGGTACACCGCAACCTCTCCCAAACCCGTGACGGAGGAGCTGACATCAAGCTCAACCCTTACTCACTCGAAGTAAAACGGAGAGCGGCAATTGGAAATTTGTATGAATGGATGGAGCAGGCCAGCAACGGGTGCGAACCTGGAGAGCGGCCCATTGTCGTGTGCAGGGCCGACCGTAAAGAGTGGCTGGCCATTTTACCCATAGAGGAATTATTCAGGCTGATCCGTGAGGAAGTAGCCGCTACCGGAGGGAAATGATGAATGACACAACTCAAAAACCAAGGGGACTTATTCGGACATGCAGATACCATTCTCTTCTGCCAAAAGAAGCCCAAGACAGACTTATCGAATCTGTCGGACTTAGAGAAGGAGAAACAGCGGTACAACGAGATCTGCGCATATCGAGAACGATTGACCGAGTTAAGAGCCAATATCCGGAGTTTTTCCGAGCTCGGTCTTGACCCGTCCACGGTCCTTCTCTCTGACGCATCAGTACGTGTCGGAGTGTCCAGCCCAAAGGCGAAGTATTCAGATCAGGATCTTATCCATTGCTTTGATCTTCGTTTAGCGGGCCTTTCTTTGCGTGAAATAAGCCAAAAGATGGACATTCCAATACGCACTTTACGTGACATTTTCTCAGGCAAAAGACGTGCAGTTATTCCAACTAAGTTCAAATGAAGCAGTGCGCATATCTCTCCAGACGCTAACTACCATCAAAATGAGGAGAAAAATATATGGCTAATTCAAGATTTCCAAAGTTTGGGTACGGGCGATCAGCAGTCTTTGCAAAAGGTCGGATGAAGGCCGGTATGCTCAATAAAACTGAGCAGAACTACAAAGAGTATTTGGAACAAGAACGCCAGTGTGGAAGAGTAATTGCCTACTGGTTTGAAGCTATCAAGTTGAAGATTGCCGAAGGGACTTGCTGGTACAACCCTGACTTTCTCGTTTTGCGTCCAAATGGAGATTTGGAGCTTCACGAAGTCAAAGGTTGTCCGCGCCTGTTTGCTGACGACGCAAAGGTTAAAACGAAAGCTTGTGCAACTCTTTACCCGTTCAGAATGTTTGTAGTGTTTCCTCGCTCTAAGGCCAACGGAGGCGGATGGGAGTATCAGGAATACTAATCGGGGTTTGTCATGGCCAAGAAAGGAACATTAACCGATAAACAAAAGCGGTTCATAGATGAGTATCTTGTCGATTTGAACGCCACGCAGGCGGCTATTCGTGCTGGCTACAGCCCTAAAACAGCTCGTGCTGTCGGTTCTGAGAACCTTACAAAACCTGACATTATTGACGAGATCAAAGCGCTGCTAGACGGGATTACCCAGAAGACTGCATATGACGCAGAAGCCTGGCGAAATGATCTGATTTTGTTGAAGAAGCGTTTTATGCAAGAGCGGCCGATTGTAGACGCTGAAGGCAATCCCTTTATTGATGAGAACGGTGATCCTATTGTGACCACGGCTGAGCCAAGCGGAGCGTTGAAGGCACTCGAATTGCTAGGAAAACACATGGGGTTATTTATTGAGAAGAAACAAGTAGATATCAATATTACAGATCGTTCAACCTGGCTTAACGAGGTGCTGAAAGATGTCAAAGATGAATGAAGAGGCTGTGAACTTTGAGATGGGCCTAAGGCGCCTGGCGATTGCCTGCACGAATGATCCGCTCCTTTTCGTCCAGAAGTGTTTTAGATGGGGGCACGGGGAGCTGGCAAATTACGAAGGCCCGGACGTGTGGCAGCAGAAGATTCTTTGTGACATCCGCGACCGGCTCAAGAACGGGGAAACGAGACATAAAGCTATCCAGATAGCTGTAGCCAGCGGGCACGGTATCGGGAAGACCGCTTTTGTGGCCTGGATCATGTTGTGGGCAATCTGCACCTATCCGGACATGAAGGGAGTAGTGACCGCCGAAACCAAGAACCAGCTCATTACAAAAACCTGGAGTGAGTTGCATAAATGGCACCATCTTTGCCTTTTCCGTGACTGGTTTGAGGTTGCCGCGGAATCCATCTTTTCAACACAGCCAGGCCACAAATACACCTGGAGAATCGACGCAATCCCGTGGAACGAGAACAACACGGACGCATTCCAGGGCCTCCATAATCAGGGGAAGCGGATCCTTGTCTTGTTTGATGAAGCCTCAGTTATTGCTCAAAAGATTTACGAGGTTACGAAAGGCGCGCTCACCGATAAAGATACGCAGATCATCTGGTGCATTTTCGGAAACCCAACGCGTCCAGATGGCCCATTCTTCGACGCTTTCCACAAGTCTCGGCATAGATGGATCACCTACAACATTGACAGCCGCACAGTGAAGATCACGAACAAGGAGCAGCTCAAGGAGTATGTAGAGGATTATGGAGAAGATTCAGACTTCGTGAAGGTCCGCGTGAGAGGCGTATTCCCCAGCGCCTCAGCCAAGCAATTCATTAACCGTGAGGACGTTGACGCGGCTATGAACCGCGATGTGGGACAGGTCAACTACTCCAGAACAGTTGCAATCCTAGGCGTGGACGTGGCCAGAGAAGGCGATGACCGCTCGGCAATAGCCACGAAGATAGGCCGTGACTGCACTATGCCGCTTAAAGTCTTTAGAGGCCTGGACGGCCCTCAGCTCGGAATGCAGGTGCTCATGTATGCGAACGAATTGAAGCAGAAGGGCATTCCTCGTGTGTACATCAATTTGGACTACACAGGTGTGGGAGCAAGCCCTTATGACTGGTTAAAGGACAAGGTGCAGCACTTGAACAAAGTCATATCCGCCAGCCAGAGCACGAACCCGCAGAGGTGGGCAAATAAGCGTGCAGAGATGTGGGACAAGATGCGTGATTTCATCCGTGATGATGGAGCGATCCCAAAGAGTGAAGAGCTAGCCGAGGATCTTTGCATACCTGAGAAGCTCATTGACCAGAAGGGCCGGCTCCTCCTGGAGAGCAAGGACAGCATGAAGAGGCGCGGAATGAACTCTCCAGACACAGCTGACGCCCTGGCATTGTGTTTCGCTATTCCCATCCAAGAATATATCGAGGACGATAGCTGGCGGCATCAGCGGGTGAACCGCCACAAGGGCATACGCGATCCATACGCATAGAGGGTGTGCGCATCAGTCTCGTGGCGGGCTCGACAATCGGGACATGATGAAAATCGAAACCTGTACGCTCAGTGACCTATTCAATGACCCTCGGTACGAGGAAGTGTGCCAGCACTACCGACAAGAGGCAGGCCACCTCGACTTGAAAGGGGTCGTGGACAAGGACAAGTACTCTTTTCTGGCCAAGAACGGCCTACTCATTTGCGCCCGTGCAGTGAGTGATGGTCGGTTAGTGGGGATTATGGCAATCGTCATGTGTCCTTCCTTACACAGCTCAAAAGATGTCGCGAACGTTGACACGCTTTACCTTGAGCCTGAGCACCGAGGCCACGGCCTGCAATTCCTGAGACACGCAATAAAAATGGCTCGGAAGTTTGGCGCCTCAGGTGTTCGATTTTCTGCACCCGCTGGGAGCCGCACTGAACAGCTTTTCGACCGATTGTTCACGCGCTCGGATGTCACCTATTACAAGTCACTGGAGGATTAATCATGGGTATGGAAATGTTGGGCTATGGCCTTCTCATGGCCGGGTCTGCTGCACTCTCTTCTCACTCACAGAGCCGAGCCGCTAAACGAACGGCATCAGCTCAGAAGGACGCGACCGAAGAGGCCAAGCGCAACGCAGAGAAACAGGCCGAGCAACAGCGTGAGCAAATGCGTATGCAGAACCAAAAGACCGCAGACCTTAGCAAGATCCTCGGCGACAAC